AGGGAGATTTACTTTTTTGTCTGGTGTTGCGTTGGCTAATGCTCTCCTTCTTGCACTTTCCCTATCATAAGCACCTGCACCATGTTTTGCATCATATTTTGCTCTGATATCAGCAATACCACCATACGCTCTTGATTCAGTCCCAACCTGAACTGACTGCTCTTGTGCTGTAGTTTTTTTTCTTTTTTTCAAAATTGGATCTGAACCATCCGATTTTTTGTCACCAACATAACCCCCACTTTTAGCATAAGTAGTTCCACCCATTATCTTTGGTTTATTTGTCCCCCCACCTGCAGCATTCATTGATTCTAAAGTATCAACACCATACTTTTGAACCGCACCACGAGACATCACAAATTCTCCATCACTTAACATCGCAGGAACTTTATCTACACCTTTTTCACCACTGACAAATCCACTCACCATTTCCTGTGGTTTTCCAGATCCAAGTGCTCCTCCAACAAGCATTCCAAGAGGACCAAACATAGCACCTAGTCCTGCTCCTCCTAACATTCCTTTAAAATTAAATCCACCTCCAGAAAATCTTGGAATTACAAGTCCACCACCACTAACTCCCTGAAGAAGTCCAGTTGGAGATGCTGGTTTAAGATTACCCGTGCTTGATGTCCTATCCATCATACTATCGGTCCCTTGCACCGATAATGCTTTTCCTCTGTCTACTTTTGCTTGTTGATCTGCTTGAACAGGAGCTGCTTCACGTTGTCCTGTAACCTCATTTGCAAGAAGTGCAGTTCCACCTATTGCCAAAGCACCAGCAACAACTGGATTTTTTGCTATTAATTTTAGTAATTGTGGTATGGCAACTCTACCGATACGGAAGATAAATCCCCCTATCATCTTGGTTAGACCCAAAGTGAGTCTGCCAAATGATGTGCCAAATAAAATATAAGCACTTAATAATGCAGGCCAAAAATCCTTTACAAAACGAATGATAGATTTGACTTTATCTGCATTTTTAGGATCACCAAACCATTCAAGTAATTTATAGACAACTCTTCCAAGAAAAACGGTAACAAAAAAGTCAATAATTCTATCTAAAATACTTTTAACAGGAGCAATAATTTTCTCAGCTGCTTTTTTCAATCCATCAAATCTTTTTTCTAACTTACTTTCTGCAAGTGCTCTTTTATCTTGTTCTGCTTTTCGTCTATCAGCGGCAGCAGTTGCATCTGTAAGTTTTTTTCTTCCTGCTAATATATCTGCAATGGAGGTTAAAGAATCAGCAATCGTTTTAAGACTCTCATTAACATTATCTGTGGATCCACCAGGAAGTTTTGCTCCAATATTTTCTCCGCTTATTCTTTCACTCTGAGTTTTTGATATATTTTTAAGACTTGTAATTTTTTTAGCTTGATTATTAACATTCTTTTCTAAATCATTAACTCTTATGACAAGTTTTTTTGTATGTCCAGCAAGAGTTCCAAGAGTTTTATGAATACCTAAAATACTTTTAGAGGGGTCCATCGAGCTCCCTCTCTTAAAACTTTCAGCAGAGATAGTTGATTTTCTGACTTGTGATTCTAAATCTGTTAAGTCTTTAGAAGTGGGCATTACTCATCTGCTGTTGTTGTTTTAGTTGCTCTTCCTCAAGGTGTTGCTGCAATAATGCAACATAGATATCTCGTTCCCAAGGTATTAAATTCTCAATCTCCCATAAAGAATATTTATGGTACTGCATCAAGGAAAAGTTTAATCTAAAATAATTTTCCAGATCCATATGGACCATGGCTACGCGAAAAAAGATGCTAACCCTTCTAGAACAACTTCACTTTCAACCTCAGTGACTGGATTCTTAACTTTGATTGTATGAGACAGTTTAGGCATTGTCTCAAAGAACTTCTCAATACCCTTAAACTGAGAGGAATTCATTGAGTCTAAGAAGTCTGATAGTTCTTTCTTTGTTACATCAGCAGTTGACCATACTTCATCCTCAGTAAAGATTTTATCAATACAAGATCCAATCAACTCAAATGATTGTTCCATTGCATTTTTATCATTAAAATCAAAGTTGTTCTTAATAAACTCATCCAGCGATGGATACTTCATCTCCATCATAATACTAGAGTCAAGTTTAATTTTATTAGAGTGTTCTTCGTTCTTCTGAACCTTAATATCGTCTAGATTAATTTTTACAGGAACCTGTGTTTCATTATCATCAGGACAAATGATATTAACCTCAAGTTCTTCTCCCACAGACTTACCGCGAATATTTAAGAATAAAAATTCAATATCAAAAGTAGGCAGTGCTTCTACTTTGATATTTTTGGTAAGAATACAGTTCTTAATAACTGTTTTGATAGCAGTTGTAATTTGCTTTGTATCTTCGCTTTCTAAAGCAATTACAAGTAGTTTTTCTTCTTTTACAAGAAAGGGTCTGTATTGAATTGTCTCTCCTGATGATGGCAACTCAAGTTCATAAGTTGGCGTGGCAATTTTTGGTAAAGGCATGATGTCCTATAGATGTTCAGTGTGATTATTTATGAGAGGTGGACAGATAAAAAAGTGTCCGTTTTAAATTTTGATCGAGTGAGAATAACCTATAATAAGAGAGTTCTACAAAAACTCTCATGATTAAAGCAGCACTCAAGGCCACTATTCTCGGAAGTGCCTCCGTTATTGTTTTATGTTTTGGTTGGTACACTGTATGGGGTGAGGGTAATAATAAAGGAGAATATTGGACTGCTTACGACTTAGACAAAGCCTGCATTCAAACTCAAAATCCACAATCCTGGTATTGTTATAGAGCAGATCTACACCGACAAAATGCTATTGAACTGGCAGATTGGGGTATGAAATGTGGTTTGATCGGAACTATCGCTACAGTTGGATTAGGTTTGATGAAGAAAAAAGAAGACTAATCATAAGGGTCTTCATGACCCTTTTTAATGATTTAAAATAATGATACTCCAGAAAAAGCTGTTTTAACAGTATTACCAGAGTTATTTGCCGTAGGGAGAGATACTCCTCCTGTTGTCGTTAGATTTTCATAATTGAGTCCAAGATTAGTATTCGGATTAAAAGCAACTGAGTTGATTCTCGCAGTCTGCTCAGGAGTAAGTGCTTGAACTGGTGTGGATGTATTTTGAGAGGAATTATCGTTTTCTATCTCACCGACATAATAACGCATATAAGTAAAACTTACCGTACACTTTAATAATGAAGAACTATCATATGAAACTGGCATCGACGAAATACTGATTGGATATGCCTTGACAAATCCATATGTTAGTGGTGTTGCTTTCGCTCCCTTTATTCCTGATCCATAATTACTTCTTTCAAATTTTGTGATCTTCAGTCCATCAACGGCATATTGATCTCTATATTTAAATCTATAATTATACTGAGGCGTATCAAGACCTGCTCCTATGGATTCATCAACTGCCTTACTTTCGTTTGCTATCCATTTTATCCACGTTTCAAAAAACCTTATCGGGAGATAATTATCAACATCAACATAAAAAGTCAAATCTATACGATCATCATAGACTCTACGGTATGCGTGTCTCTCTGTAACTCCAGTATGATCACTTGTGAGTTCTAAAGTCGCTAAGTTAGATCCAGGTAAAGTTGCTTCCGCACACAAAAGATTTAATTTTTCCTGAACAAGGATAACACCATTCTCATTTAAATATTGTGCTGGGGGGTTAGTAGTATCAAGCTGAACATAAAAATGTGATGTGGTCGCTGGATGTAATAAATTTGTTTTAATGTCTTGAATATTCTTGGAGGAAGGCATTTATAAATACTTTTTGACCTTATATATTATGTATGGGAGAAAGTATCAAAAGTAGATATAAACCATCTTATCCCAAGAAATACAAAGGTGATCCTAACAATATCATCTGCCGTAGTAGTTGGGAGAGAAAGTTTTGTCACTGGTGTGATTTAAATGAAAGTATTTTAGAGTGGGGTAGTGAAGAGTTTTATATTCCATATATCTCTCCTGTCGATAAAAGAGTTCATAAGTATTACCCAGACTTCATTATCA